GAGCGACCTTGGCTTCGTATGTGGTCGGTAACAGCGTCTACGCATCGTGGGAACTGCTCAACGACGCTAAGGCTGCTTCTGACTTCATCACGATGGACTTGCAGCGTGCTATCCGCGTCAAGGAAGAGAACCTCTTCATCAACGGTACGGGCTCCTCGCAGCCTCAGGGTTACCTCGGCAACGGCACAACCGCTGCTGGTGCATCCATCACCGCTGGTGCAGCCACCCTCGGCATCAACCCCATCTTCGACATGGTTGCAACTCTGAACCGGGCTTACTACGGAAATGCGAATTTCCTCGTGAACCGTCAGGAATTCAACCGCCTCTTGAAGGCACAGGTCGCAGCGAACCAGTACCAGACGTTCGTCACCTTTGAACCCAATGGTGGAGCCCGTCTGCTCGGCTACAACGTTGCGTTCTCGGCTGAGATGCCTGTCTACGTTGCTTCCCCCGCTGTCTCGGGTGCGTGGCAGTTCGGTGACTTCGCAAGCTTCGCAACCATCGGTGACCGTGGCGACAGCAACATCCGCGTCAAGGTTCTCGACCAAGTAGCGGCTCTCAACGGCCAGACCGTTGTTCTCGGCTACCGTCGTACCGACCAGCGTATCTTGCTGGCGGAAGCAGTTGTTCAGTTGAACACCAACGGTTAATCAAACCTAACCCAAGAGACCCCACCGAAACTGGTGGGGTTTTTTGTGTTTCTTAGCTAATTCCATAAATCAGGGTATTTACCACTATCGAGTTCTAGGTATGGAAACAAATATTAACCCGATTGTTGACGCTTACATTGCCGGAGTTATGGACGGCTCTGTAATTGTCGGCTCATGGATTAAGAAAGCAATTCAGCGACACCTTGACGACCTACAGCGGACTGACATCTACTTCGACCCCGCTGCGGCTAACTATGTCATAGATTTCTGCCAAACATTCTGCATTCCATCGGCTCAGGCCGACCCTATCCGGCTTATGCCATGGCAGCAGACGTTCCTTGCCGTGCTCTATGGCTGGAAACGTCTCGACGGAACCCGTAAGCATCGGCGTGCCTACCTCGAAATCGCTAAGAAGAACGGCAAGACTGGGCTGGCTGCGGCTCTTTCCCTGTTCCATCTCATCGCTGATGGGGAGCTAACAGCCCGTGTATTCGTCGCTGCGACCGCTCTCAAACAGGCTAAAGAGTGCTTCATGGAAGCTGTCGCCATGCGCGACAAGCATCCGGAGCTTCAAGCTGTCGTCAGCCGCTACGGAAACTCCCCGGTCCTGTCGCTATACGTGCCTGAGACCAACTCACGCCTCTCACCTATGACTCGTGGGTCGGATTCACAGGACGGAGCCATTGTTTCCGCTGCCATCCTCGATGAGTTGCACCGTTGGAAGACGACCGACTCACTCTGGAGCATCCTCCGGTACGGTGGTGACACCCGTAAGCAGCCGATGCTGGTCTGCATTACCACCGCTGGTTCCTCAGCGAGTAAGTCCACCCTTTGCTGGGGTGAGCATGAGTACGGCACACGAATCCTTGACGGGATGATTACGGACGATGAAGTTTGCCCATTCATCTTCAGCCTCGACCCCAAGGACGACCTCAAAGACCAGTCCAACTGGATTAAGCCCAACCCATCCCTCGGAGACATCCTCCCACTCACCGCTCTCCAGAACCAATACAAGGAAGCACTCGGCAAACCCACCGCAATGGGTGAGTACAAACGCTACCGGTTGAACATCTGGACGGACGAAGTAAGTGACCCAGCCATTGAGATTGAACAGTGGGACGCTTGCTGTGTCGAAGACATAGCGAACCACCCTGACCCCAAGCGATTGAGAGCCCAACTTATCGCCGAGTTACAAGGAAAAGCCTGCTTTGGAGCCATCGACCTAGCACCAAAAATTGACACATCTGCTCTCGTTTTGCTGTTTCCACCCACTAAAACGGGAGAAAAGTGGTCAATTTTAGAGTATTTCTGGTGCCCCGCTGACAACACCACCGACCGTGTGAAGCGAGACAAGGTTCCGTACGACATCTGGGCGAAGGACGGATTCATTGTCCCCACACCCGGCAACCTCACAGATGTCCGCTATATCGCTGACCAAATCACCGAGATAAGCAGCCAGTTTGACCTACGTGAGATTGCTTATGACCAAGCTTGGTCATCAGAGCTTATCCGCATGTTGGGTGAGTCAGGCTTCAAGATGTCCAAGCTAGTCGAATATCCCCAATCCCACGTGAAGATGAACGCACCCTGCCAAGAGTTGATGCGTAAGGTGCTACGTCAAGAGTTTGCCCACGCGAATAACCCAACCATGCGTTGGCAGATGAGCAATCTCCGCTGGAACACACAACGAGGAACCACATTTATCAAGCCTTCCCGAGACCGGAAACGGGAAAAGATTGACGGTTGCGCCTCACTCATCATGGCTCTCGCTAGAGCCACCGACCCGGAAAACCAAATTAAAAAGAAAGCCTTCTGGGTGGTGAGTTCATGACCATTAAACGTAAGACCGGTCCCGCACGAAAGTTTAGTCACGAAGCCGTGGTTGCGTATGCAATCGCTCACCCCACCATGTTTCAGGCTCAGATAGCCGCTCACTTCAAAACAACACAAGGCCGAGTTAGCCTCATTCTGACCTCTGCTGGTCTCCACCGTCGCCTTATCGGTAAGTCACCCAAACTCAAGCCGAACCAGACGGAGGTGGAGTACGAGTGGGAGAAGGCTCTCCATGACGCTGGATTAGGTATGGACAGGGGTCTCCGACTAGGCCGGAAGCGTATTTTGTACGGCTACGATGCCAAAAAAGAGTCCCCAGACGATGACTCCGCCACCTGTAACTCAAATAGCTAACCCTTATAGAGAGACCATAAATGGGACTAATTACTCGTATTAAATCAAGCTGGCTCAACCCTTTTTACAATTCGGGGGAGAGTACGCTTGCATCTCCCAGTTCCGAGCTAGTCCATGCCTTAGTGGGACTTCCCGCTGCTGCTGGCAAGGTTGTCACACGGGAGACTGCTCTGCGTGTCGCTGCCTTCCTCGGTGGCGTGAAGATGTTGTCCAATGACATCGCAAAGATGCCCCTGATTCTCCGTGAGACGAAGACGACCGGTGGTCGTATTCGTACCCAACCGGCTATCGAGAACCCTCTATACACGTTGCTCAAGGATTGCCCGAACACCTACCAGACTTCGTACCAGATGCGTTGGTTCCTTGCGTCCCAACTCATCATGGCCTCCAACTGCTATTGCCAGAAGCTGACCGACCAAGCGGGGGATGTCATTGGGCTTGTCCCGCTGAACGCTTGGAACATGGCTCCGCACTGGGACAGAACAACCGCTGTGCCGACCTTGAAGTACCGCTACACCAATGCCGGTCAGGGTGGGATGACCGAGTTCACTCAAGACCAGATTTGGCACGTATCAGCCATGAACTTCGAAGGCTTCGGCCTTGAAGGCTCACCGACCATCGTTCTAGCCAAGGAAGCTCTGTCCATCTTGATGGCTGCTGAGGAAGTGGCCGGTCGTAATTTTGCAAACGGGTTGGGCATGGGTGGCTTCATCTCATTTCCTGACATGGATAATGCCCCTGATGAGAAGCAAGCTCAGGACATTGTTGACCGGCTCCGCAGAGAGTTTTCCGGCTCCCAGAATGCCGGTAAGTTCACCATGATCCCCGGTGGTGGCAAGTTCGAAAAAATGAACTACAACGCTCAAGAATCACAGCTACTTGAATCACGTAAATGGTCAGAGCAGGAGGTGGTCAGACTTCTCGGGGGTGCGCCCCTGATGGTGAAGATGGGCTTAGGTGAACAAAATAGCACCTACGCTTCTAGCTCAGCGTTCCTCGATGAATACTTCAACACCAGCTTGCTGCCATATACCACAGCGATTGAGCAGAGCATCACTCGTGACCTTATCCCGAAGAAGAAATGGGGCAAGCTGTATGCCAAGCATTCTGCTGACATCATCCTTCGTGGTTCGCCGAAGGAACGTGCAGAGACTAACGCTGCCCTCATCAACTCGTGGCAGTTGACACCAAATGAAGCCCGTGCCTTGGAAGACCGTGACTCCATCGAGGGGGGTGACTTCCTCTATGCACAGAATGCGGGTGCCATATTCAACCCGACGACAGGGGAATACTTCATCCCCGGACAGCTTCCACCCACCGTTGAAGACCCTGATGAAGCGGACGATGCAACAGAAGCTCCTGATGCTGATGAGTCAGATGAAGCGGGTAATGGTGACGGCAACACACAGCCACCGACGAAGCCAGCTAAGCCGAGTAAGGCCAAAGCCCGTCTGAACGCCCTAGCGAACAGCATGGCCGACCGTGTAATCCGCAAAGAATCGAAGGGCAAGATAGACGCGAAATTTGTGTCAGAGGTACTCAACGTCCCGCTTGAGCAAGCGGAAGAGTATGCCGTTGCCCGAATGAGTATGACCACAGAGGAACAAGCTCGTGAGGCGTTAGTCGCACTGGCGATGGGAGAAGAAGATGAATAAGTTTTTCAACGCCGTGAAGGCTAACGACACCCTCACCATGTCGTTCTACGATGCCATTGGTGAATCCATGTTTGGTGA